GTTAAACCCTATACCCACAGACAGACACGGCAGAGTATGGGTAAACTGGGTAGAGGCAGACAGCACTACTCTAGATAAGATGGATGTAGAAGGAAAGATGGTGATAGTAGGAACCACCGCTAAGGGGATACTTCCGCAGGTTGCTACTCCTAAAGGGCTGTTGTATCCGCACCAGATACAGGCGGCGTTAGTTGAAACTGTACTACACGCCTCCAATAAACGTATGCCCGCTATCCCGCCTATCGCTGTGTTTTGTGAGGCAGTAGTTTTTTTAGTAGGAGTGTTCTTAGTTTTTCTAGCTCTTAATTACTTAGGAGTCTATGCAGGTTTAATTCTATCTGTAGGTGTCATGTCTAGTACTGCACTGCTAGGAGTTTACCTGATACGAAACGGAATACTGATTGATGTTACATGGCCGCTGATCTCTGAGTTTGTAGTAGCTTCAACAACATTCTACCTCAACTACAAAGAACAGTACAAACTACGGCAACAGATCAAGAAGCAATTTGAGCATTACCTAGACCCACGACAGGTCAAACGCTTGCAAGATAACCCAGAGTTACTAAAGCTTGGGGGCGAGAAGAGGTACTGTACGTTCTTGTTCACAGATGTAAGAGGTTTCACAGCCCTATCAGAGAGCGTAACCCCAGAAGAAGTAACCTACATTATGAACAGAGCTTTGACGGCCCAACAATCAGCGGTTTCAAAATTTTCAGGCACAGTAGATAAATACATCGGAGACGCGATGATGGCTATCTTCGGAGCGCCACTAGACTTAGAAGGCCACGAAGACAAAGCCATAGAGTGTGCTAAACAAATAGCAATAAATATGGAAGAGTTGAACGTAGAGTTTGCGGCCAAGGGATTACCGCCCATCCAGATTGGGATAGGTATTAACAGCGGCGAGGCAATCATAGGTAACATGGGATCAGAGCAAAGGTTTGATTACACTGCTATCGGTGACGCAGTAAACATTGCGGCTAGGCTTGAGTCAGGTACTAAGGCGGCAGGTGTAGATGTGTTGATAGGGTTTAGCACTAGGAAAGGATCTAGTATTAAGCTAAAGCCACTGTCGCCGATTGAGGCTAAAGGGAAAGCAGAAAAACTAAAAGTATACACTATATAAAATGAGGCAATACTAATGTTAGATAAATTGATAGGCCCAGTAGCAGGATTATTGGACAAATTTATTGTTGATAAAGATCAAGCCAATGCCCTAGCTCACGCGATCAGTACTATGGCAGAGCGACACGCCCAAGAATTAGCCAAGGGTCAACTGGCTGTTAACGCAGTTGAGGCCGCACACAAAAGCCTGTTCGTCTCTGGATGGCGACCTGCTATTGGATGGATCTGCGGATTCGCTTTAATGTATTCTACAATCTTAGCACCCATCTTAGGTATTTGGTTTACTGTCCCGCCTGTAGATAGCTCATTGCTTACAAGTGTACTCATGGGCATGTTAGGACTAGGCGCAATGAGAACTGTAGAAAAAACAAAATCAGTAGCAAGGAGCAAGTAATGGCGGCTAAGAAAAAATCAAAAGTCAACGAGGCAGGTAACTACACCAAGCCTACAATGCGTAAAAGATTGTTTAACAAAATAAAAGCAGGAACTAAGGGCGGCAAAGCAGGACAGTGGAGCGCACGAAAAGCTCAGATGCTTGCCAAGCAATACAAAGAAGCAGGAGGAGGTTACAAATGAAAGGTGTTAAACATTATAAGAAAGATGGCACAGAGCATAAAGGTTCTAGTCATAAGATGGCTGACGGAACTTTACACACTAACAAGTCTCACACTAAGACAAGTGTAAAGTTATTTCATTTGAAGGACTTGTCTAAAAAATCTAAGATGAAAGCAAAAGGTACGCACAAGTGTCGCTAAAGAAACCTCAGAAGTCTTTGAAGGCTTGGACAAAACAAGAGTGGACTACAAAGTCTGGCAAGCCTAGTGCTAAAACAGGTGAGAGATACTTACCTAAGAAAGCTATAAAGGCTTTGACACCTGCACAGTATGCGGCAACAACCAAAAAGAAAAAGGCGGATACTAAGAAGGGCAAACAGCACAGCGCACAGCCCAAGAAGGTTGCTTCTAAAACTAAACAGTACAGGAAAGTATAATGGCTACTCCCAGAAAAGGTAAAGCAAAAGTAAAAGTTACAGCCAGTGGAAAGAAAGTTAGCTATGGACAAGCAGGTAAAGCAAAGGGTGGTGGGCCTAGAGTTAGAGCGGGTACATCGAAAGGGGATAGTTACTGTGCCAGAAGTTTAGGTATTAAAAAAGGACTATCTAAAAAGAAACAAAATGACCCTAACACTCCGAACAACTTATCGCGAAAGCGTTGGAAGTGTTCGGGTGCTAAGTCTAAAAAGTAAATGTTAATGGTGAGTAATGAAAAAGTTTTGGAAACTGTGGGCTTTGAGCCTAGGCGAGAAAGTGGGAGACACAGATTCCGAAGCTAATGCCGTGGCTGTTATACGGACAACGCTAGTTACTATTAATTTAATTTGTTGCTTTTGTATAATGACTAATATCTTACTGCATTAGGAGGGCATATGATTCAAGGCGTTGAGTTCATCCTCCAAGAACTTATGTAATGCCTCTAGTTTTGGTTTCGTAAGTTGTACAATGTTTCTTATAATTAACAATTCATCTCCTTTAAATACTTGGTTTAAATCACTAGCGGGGATGCCGCTCATTTCTGTAACAACAATCCCCTCACAGTTTATCAAGACTTTAAAACCTATGATGTTGGCTTCCTTGCCTTTATTAAACGATTTCACATGCACCACCTACACAAGCTAACTCCTGTGAGCCTGTCGTGTTGTCCTCCATTTCATACTGTTCTAGATCACTCCAATCAACATCCTTGGGCATCACCTCTACTAACTCTTTGTACTTCTCAGCAGTGATATCTTCATAGGGTGCTTGCTGATACACATGATCGCTAACAGGTAGTAAGCTAATGCCGCTACAGATATCAAAGTTATCCCATATCCACTGCGCTACTTGCAGGAACTCATCGTCAGTGTAGTACACCGTGATGCTTGGCTTATGCTCACACCAACTGTTCTGATATGTTTTCCACAAAGCCAACTGTTGCATTGCTCCAACTTGTTTAACTGTTGTGCTAGTCTTAGGAGACTTAACAGGGAAACTATACACCAGAGATGCAGGACTCATTGTGTCTTGCTCTACTGGGAATCCTGCGGTTGACATGAACTGAGCCAACGGGTCTTTTGCGTCCGAACGAACCCTTCTAATGTAGTGCTTTGAGAAACGAGGATGTATGCCAGAAGCACTATCAACAAGCTGAGACACAGTGCCGCTTGGCTTAACGCATGTAATAGCCACAGACTGATTGATACCAAGGTTCTCAGCCCACTTCTTATTTGTTTTAATAGCAACAAGTTTTAACTCCTCTAGCCACTGTGCTGTTTTATCTGACGACACTCCAATAACAGGGTGATCCATTATACCTGTCAAGCTTAAACCTAACAGTGCTTCTTCTTCGGTGTTGCGCTTCCAAACATTCCGCAAGTATCTAAAGTCTGTGAGCGTAGCTTGAAGGGTGCCAATGATAGCGGCAGTCTCAACCTTTTTCTTGAGTATTGCTAGAGTATCGTCTGCACGTACAACCACTTCGCTAAGGTTGCAAAACTGATTAGAGCGCAAGATAATTTCAGAACAGGGGTTGGTTCCGAACTCATGCTCAGCATCTCTACGACCATTGCGACCTGCAATCTTCTGTGCCGCAACACGACTAAAGATCCCTCGTTCTCCTGCCTTGCTTTCGTACATGGTCTGCATCTCTGATAGGAACGATTCAAAGTCAGGCTTCTCAGTGTACGCTACGCTGTTATTGGCTAAGCGTCTATGACCCTCGTTCCTCCACCAATCTCCCGACTTAGCTTTAGACATACGCTGATCAGATAAATTAGATAAACTTATTAATGCTGAACGCCTAACACCACCAACAACTACGATGTCAGCTATCTTACAACAGATGTCATGGCACTCAATGCTTGTCAGCTTACGCCCCGAAGACTTCTGGAAAATCTCTACGCAGAAATTAAACAAATCAACCAACGGCTCTGGCCCTGATGCACGACCACCAAAGGTTTTAAGCCTCTCTCCTGAGCCTCTCACCCTGCTCACATCCCACTGCGGTATCTTACCTGCGTACAGCATAGCAATCAACTCACGGAACGCTGAAGCCCAACCAATCTTGCTGTCAGACACTACTATAAGACTGTCAGTTTGATGAAAGCTCTCAGCAATCTCTGGTAGTTTGTTAATGAAGTTGCGCTCAACGCTGAACCCTACACCTGTACCGCACATAAGAACATACATCAACTCATCAAAGGATCGCGGTGAATCTATATGCAGGTAGCTACAGTTAAACCCCGCTACGTTATCTTTATCTAGTGCCTTACCTGCTGTCATCATGCAACGCATAGAGGGCATGACTTCAAGGTTGTGTATTGCATCGTACAGTTTCTGTCCTTCCTTAACTGTGATCTGCTCACGATCCCTCCAGAATGAAACATAACGAAAGACTGTTTCGCTCCATGTTTCTCTACGGCTATGCTCTGGAATCCATCGTGCGTAGCGGCTCTTGTGTATAAACTGTTGATACTGATCCATTGTTATTCCTCAAAATTATTATAGTAAGTATGTGCCTATTACGTAACCGATGGGCCAGCCGATTATAAATCCTATTACTGCCCACTTGATATAGAAGTATACATCACTCATGGCATTAAGTCCCGTCTGAATTCTTGATGTTGTAATTTAAAATCTAGTTCATCTTGCATTGTTTTGCAGAGGCTGATCACTCTGCTTACCATAACTGCCCTATTTGGATACTGCTCTTACCATTGTAGGGCTATCACTCATGGTCAAACACCAGTTCCTTTATCAGTTCAGCTAAGTACCATTGAGCTTTCTGAAGATCTTGTACGGGCTTGCCTTTGTAGTTATAGCGCCACAGGTACTTCATGCAGTTGCCCTTGAGGTAGCCCCTGAAAGCTTCAGGAGTCATCGACTCTTCAATGGCTTCAATACACTCTACGTTGCCAGTGTTGTAATGGTTAGGGTTGTTTACTACGTCTTCTTCTGCCTCTTCCTCTGCCATCGTAGCCCAAGGCTCTAAGCCTGTCTTTTCTAACTCAAGCGGCGGATGTGCTTGGCGTAAGCGATCCCAGTCAAAAGGTGTTGCGTCATTAATACTCATCATAGTTCTCTCTGGTTGGTATATTACGTTTGCGCTTAAAAGGCTCTGCACTGTGTCGGTCTGTAACTTGTTCGGGCTTACCCAGAACCTTTTTCTTTTTGCGCAAGTATCTGTCTCGTCTTTCATCTTTACCATGCTCTATCTCAGTCATCGAAAGTTTCTCGCTTGTCTGTGTTGATCCAACTGTCTGGTATGCTATCTTCGCTGAACCACCTAAACCCTTTGGAGCTTGCCCACTCTCCGTGAGATCTCTTTGTCCCGTCCTTACGTCTTGTAGCTTGAGGCATCGGGGCGCTAGGGTTAGCAAACAAAAACACTAACTCAATATCATCTGGGAGAACCTTACTTATCCAGACATACTTGCTGTATTCCGCAAAGTCCCAGAACCTTCCCTTGGCTTCCAGCAGTATCTTCTTCCCGTCAATCTCTCTTACAAAGTCTGGTTCGTACTTGTGGTCAACTGTGTAAGGAACCTTATCAACGTGAAAGCTCCACGCTTCTAAGATGCCTGAGTGTAGTTCATATTCCCAGTTAGAGTCATAGCCTTTCACTACATCTTTTTCTACTGGGCGTTTGTACCGTGCTTTACGGTAACCCTTCTTAACTTTTTTCAATGTGCTGTCGCCTCCCTTCGTTCTAGTTCTGCATCTAATACAACAAGTATGTCGCTAAGTATCCAAGAATCTACTTCAGTAATAGAGTTAATAGGGTCGGCGTTTAACCACCGCCCTACTTGAATTATTAATTCCTCTATTGGGATGGTGCCAACGACCGCTGATTGACTTTCCATGTGATCATCTCCAAGTTAACATCTTCGATTTCAATGGCTGGGAAGATTTTTATAAGCTGTTTTATTTTACGCTTGAGCCACTTCGGATGATAGGCGTTTAAGTACATCGTTCGCTGAGCCATGAAGTGTGTCTGTACAGGCAACATAGACTTGTAGTTGCCCATGTTTACTTTCTCTGCTTCTTCTTCGGTTAGTAGACCCTTGAGCCACTGAATAAGCAAGCTCTCTGCCTGTCGCTCTATGCGTTTACTGCGTCTTCTGTTCATAAGAATTCTTCCACTTTAGGTTCAGCTACTACTTCAGTTAAGTGCGTGTAGCCATTTGAATATTTAAATGTCCTCAAGCCCTGCCCATCGTTAGAGTCTTTGAAGCACTCGTGCTTATACTTACACCAGTTACAGCCCTTGGCTAGTTTCATGTTGCCTTTCTTGCCATCTGGTACTGGATCATAACAAATAGCAGGAGGAACATCAAGCTCTAACGCAGGTAGTAGTTGACTAATAGAAGATTTAATGTTGGGCTTATCCAGATCATCAGGTATAAACATACAAAGCTCACCGCTCTCTTTGTTCAACACCAAGAACCCGCCACCCTCTGTGCCTTCTGCTTCTTCATAGCCTGCAAGCTGACCCATGTAACCGAACGGATCGTCCTGCGCTAAGCGCCCTTCTTTAAACTTGTTGAATGCAAAGCGTGATGCAGTCTTAACATCTACCACCTCACCTTTTATCTTGCAGTACATGTGACCTACGATGCCATCAACTGTAACTTCTTTCTGCTCGTCT